TGCACCGCCGGGGGTGTGGGTGGGTCAGATGTAGTACACTACGGGCTTGCCCTCGTACTCGCCTGCCCATAGCAGATAGCCTTCGTCGCTGGCTTGTTCGGTAAGCGCGTCAATGATGGTTTCATCATCGTTGTCTGCGTCGTCGGGGTCATAATATTCGTCGGATAAATCATCCGCCGTTAGTTCCTGAATGTCGCAGCAAAGCCCGATGACATCCAGCTCGTAGGGTTCGTCGTCGCCGTATGTTTCCTCAAACATTTCTATTAACCGCTCGTAAACCCCGTAAGGGTAGTAATCGCGGTCATACTCTTTGAACTGTTGCTGTAACTGGCGCGCGGATGTGATGGGTATAATTATGGATGCCATGATTTTTTCTCCGGTTTGTGTTAGGGGTTAGGGTTGTTTACAGGTGAC